ATAATGATTCATGACCGCATTCAGGCATTGGAGCAATGAATGCATCATCAATAGGGTCGTAGGTGAATCCGATGCCAGCATAGTTGTATCGAATTGTGCCGTTGTAGGAAGTGCGTACGCAGGTCTGTCCTCTGAATTGTCCGTACCATTCCTCTGGAGTTAGACCCTCGATAAGTTCAGTCTCGTCGACACCAACAATGACTTCAGTAACGATATTTGATTCATCTAAAAATGCGTAATGTGCCATTATGCAAAACTCACATTTCCTGTGCCAGCTGTAATTGTTGTGACCTTGAATCCGCCAGATGGTGCAGCAGTTGATCCAGTAAGGCCTGCGCCAATTGTGATTGTTTTGGTATCTGGGTACTTCAAGATAACTACGCCAGAGCCACCGTTACCACCAGCACCGCCATTACCAGAACCACCGCCTCCACCGCCACCGAGGTTAGCAGTACCGTTAGTGCCGTTCTGAGTTCCAGAGGTTCCACCTCCGTTGCCTCCACCGCCAGCTCCGCCTGTTCCTGGAGTTTGCGTATGAGAACGATAACAACCTCCACCGCCACCGCCTGCGTAAGTGACAGATGAGCCAGTAATAGAATTAGCAGTTCCAGCGCCACCATTACCTGATGCGCCAGATGTTCCTGTTGTCGCGTCTGCACCTGAAGCAGATGAACCGCCACCGCCACCAGTTGTATATGTGAAACTTCCAGCCGAGCTAGATGTGTTACCGCCTGCATAACCTTCTACTGGAGAATATCCACCAGAGTTACCAGAACCACCGCTTAAGCTGATAGTAGAGTTATTTGGACCACCGGCTCCAGAACCAGAACCACCACTAACGCCGTTCTGTAAATAGCCTTTACCGCCTCCTCCGCCAGATGCAGAGGTTGCATTAAATGTTGAAGATGATCCATTAGCAGCAGTTGAAGGTGAGCCAGTTTGAGATGCCCCAGCTCCTACTGTTACTGCATAGGAAGTAGATAAATTAGTTGTGAAAGATGTTACATAGCGATAGCCACCTGCACCGCCACCACCGCCTTGGTCATAACCTCCAGCACCTCCGCCAGCTACAACAAGGTAATCTGTGGAAAATGTGCTCGGAGGTGTTACACCGCCAAAAACAGCTGCGACATTGTTAAGCAATTGCGCCCACCACATACCAGTTGTTCGCAGAGGTCTGCATGAGAGCGCAGCTCTTGTACTGATTAAGCACAGGACTAGCCGCTGTCGCACCAGCTGAGAGGACTGTGACTCCTCCTGCACCTGAGATGGTTACCGCTCCTGCGCCTTTGTTAAGCACGGTGATGACCGTACCGACAGGGAAGGCAACCGATGCGTTGGTTGGAATTGTAAGAGTAGATGCGCCAGCATTGGATCGTGTGATGAGCACTTGGTACTGGTCGGTAAGGACAGGGGTGTAGCTTGTGCCTGTCTGGTCATTGAGCGTGAACGCTACTAAGCCGTTAAATGCCGCAGCGGTGAGGATGTCACCTGTTGAAGCTGGGAAACCTGTTGCCATTTATATCTCCTAGTAAGTCATCGCACTAACGCCAATTATACCGCGTTCTGTGCTTCCAATTACGAACCCATCGGTTATAGGTTCTAGTGTTGTTACTGTTACTTGCATACGGTTTGGGGTGATGTCCCAAGCCAATCCCTGCACTTGCAGAGTTTTAACGATAGTTGAGCCATCTGGCTGGTTGTTCTCGATGCGGCAATTGGTGAAGTAGTCCAGCCCGATGATCGTATCGGTTGGGACGCTAGTATCCAATAGGTCAATAGTCATGGCATCTATGCGGATGGTTGTTTCCGCTCTGGTTGCCACATAGGTCTTGGCGATGTTCAGGGCATTGGCATCGGTGTCGATGACGAGCTCCTGCTGGGAGTAAGTGTGAGGGAAGTACTTAGCCACGCTAGTAGTGTTCTCTGCGAACTGCTGGGAGCCACCGTAGCGGGTCATCTGGGCTTGGTTGATTATGAGCTTATCGTCAAAGGCGAATACAAGGTTCTTATAAGGTATGCCAGTAGATTGATTAAACTCTATAGGAGTAGCTGCAATGGAAGAGACCACATCGCTGCGATCCTTGAAGACTGCCGTGCCTGAGCCGTTGATGTAGAAGGCTCCCTGCTCTGAGAACTCCACATTCTTAAGCGCTCCGAGAGCTGTGCGTAGGGTGCCCGGGTCTGCCTGGCATAGCGAGTCACCTGTTGCCAAGGTTCTCATATTGGCTGGGAAGTTAATCTGGTCCAGGAGCTTGCCTAAGCGAGTGCCTGTCGATTGACCAACTCCTGCATCTGTAACTGCTTCGACCTGTGCTAGCTGGTAAAGACGGAAAGCATCGGATACATAGATATCGACATAGCCCATCTGCTCGGCTTGGTCGTAGGTGTAACGGTACTCCGTGGTGTACCCGCTGAAAAGGAAGGCATCGGATGTGTCAGTAGTCGCCGAGATGCGAATCTTGCGTAGAGGCACCAGGTAGCCGTAATAAGGGCTTGAGGTGTTCTGAGGGTTAAAGTATGACTCAGGGTCTAGCACACGCACTACAGCGCTTCCAGCCTCGTAGGTGTCACGCTGAGGGCTGCGTCCACGGTTGATAGTAATCTGTCGGACATTAGGAGTAAGATCTACAACAGGCGTTGGTACTGTAGAACCTGCAAGAGTTCCAGTACCTAGCACACCATACTTAGCGTCACCAATAGTAAATGGGTAGCCGAAAGTCGCACCAGACGAGAAGTCAAAGGATACGGCTATCTGCGCTGGTAATGCCATTACTCAAAGCCACCTGTCCGACGGTTCACATATGCCTGGTTGCCTGAGAGAGACTGATCCATAAGAGCTGAGGCAATTGTCTTGCCGTCAATCTGAACCACTACTGGAGCAGAGCCGCCATAGGTTCCTGTTGTTGGAGGGGTAAAGCCACCGCCTACAGCTGAGCCTATCTTGTTACCGCCAAAGTCTAGCCCTGCGCCGTTCATGGGTACGGCTGCCGCTGCTGCTACATAGTTGCTCCAGTTAGCAAAAGGGTTCTTAGCATCTGGCAAAGTAGTTAGGAACTTGGCAAGAGCTCCGGTTGAGTCAATAGCATTAGCAATCTCTCGGGATAACTTAGTCGCTTCTGATTCGTTTTCCATAAGAAGGGCAAGTTGCAACTTAACGCGCTTTTGCTCTTCTTCGGTTAGCTGACCCTTGAGGGCTGCAACCAACTGGATCTGCTCAAGGTCGAAGAGGCTGCTTTGCTTCTTGGCTAGAGCTTGCTTCTTTAATTCTGCTGTGTTTGCCTTTGTTGCTTTGGTCAAGGTCGTGGCTGTCTTTGCCTGAACCTTACCTGTCGTGACCGCAGCCTTAGTTACCTTGTCTGTTTCCTTTGCCATCCACTTAGGATTGGCTCCGGTAAGTCCACCAAACGAAGTAAGAAAGTCGAGAGCCTGATATAGCTTAACTAGTAGACCAATAGTTGTTGATACGATCGTAACGAGAGTGTTGATTGACTTGGCGATGTTGTCGATTGCCTTGGCTGCGTCCTTAACTTCGGTGCCTCCAGCAATGCGAGCAAACGCGTCAATGAGTCCGCCGCCGATGGTTTCCTTGGCATTTTCAGAAGCCACTGTGAGTACATCTAGCTTGTAGGCATAAGTGTCCAAGTATGCCTGATTAGCACCTGCAAATTGGCTGTTAAGTATTGTCAGCACTTCTGAGAAGTTCTTAGTTTTGAGTTCTGCTTGTGTCAGTCCCGTGTTGTACTTACGAAGCCCACGAGTCACGCCGACATAGCCATTAGCTAAGTCCTGCGCCACCGTTGCTAGTTCGACTCCAGAGCCTCGCGAGATTGCTATGGCATCGTTAAGCAAGATGTAGGAAGAGTTTAGATCCTTGGTCGTTGTGAGCAAAGCCTGAAATGCTGGACGCAAAGTATCGTCTGCAATTCCTGCGCTTGTCTCTAGTCCCTTAATGAAGTTGCTAATATCAGAAGACGCATAGGCATAGCCAAGATTGTTGACTGCCTGAGTAAGTCGAACTGTTGCAGCTTCATCCTCTGCAAAAGCCTTAACCGCTGCCTTGCCGTAAGCAGTAATTGCCGCTGCAGAAAGGGTGTAGCCAAGAGCCTTAGCCAATTCCTTTGTGGACTTCTCAAGCCCCTTGATTGAACGGTCGGCTTCCTTAAAAGCCTTCTTGCCTGTGAACTCGGCAGCGAGGTTAATTAAGATACTCATAAAGCGCTCCTCGCGTTTATTTTATCTGCAGCTGTCTGAATAGCCTTAAGGATGTAACCTGTGGCTTTTCCTTCGTCTTCTTCTACTGCACGGAAGATTACGCGACCCTTATTCTTTTGGTTCTTTCCTACCAGCTGACCGCCGAGCTTAGGGCTGAAGTTTCCAACCATGCCAGACTTACGCCCTGCTGTTTCATAGATGGCTCCAGCTGCGGACCTGTTAAAGATAGTGGCAAGTGATCTAAAGCCATTACGATTAGGCTTAGAAGGTGTGGACTTAAAAGTAATACCTCGACGAACCTCTGCAGCATCGTAAGAGCGCTGAGCCCATCTACCGCTAGCATTAGGACGCTTGACCCATCCGCTAGGCACCTGGTCGTTAGAAGGTGCGTACCCCCTTGCTTGTCTCACGACAGGCTTTAGGAAGTTCGCAATCTGCTTGGTAGTTTCTTTAGCGAGGTCAGGCTCGAATTGGCGAAGGGCTTTACGCAGAGCGACCGCGCCCTTTACCTCGACTGGCATTTTCTCGCTCCTTCGCTAGATCATTCAATACTTGGATGTGAGCCTTAAACGCCATAGGCGATAGGTTCACTATTGACTCGAACGAAACCCCGTACTCATACGAAAGACGAGCTGCCGTATAAGTGACGGAGTTCCGATCTAGCCTAAAGGGTCAGACTCTAAGACCTCGACCCCTTTAATTGTCTCAAGGAACTTCTCACCAAATGGCGGGACGGTTTCCCCTGAGCGACGGATTGCTTCCCAGCAAAGCCAGTAGACATCGGACTGTTTCTGGTCCTCAATCAAAGCCTTGTGGAAGCCCTTCTTGGCAAACTGCTCAAACGAATACTCGATGAGCGGAGTAATCTCAAACTCCTGTACGGAGTTGTCTGCCCTTGTTACTTTTAGCTTTGCCATTCTTTGCCCCTTTGTTTAGATAATTATGCAGTTGCTACTGCGATTGTACCTGATACATTCCATGTAACAGACTGTGTTGAGAGGTCTGCTACTGCTCCGTTGATGTCTGTTGTGTTGTTCACAAGGCAGGTCATTGTGTAGCTTGGGTTAGTAGCTGAGACTGCTGCTGAAGACTGCTTGACTACAACGGTAACATTAGTTCCCCATGCTGCCTGGAGAGTCTGGAGGACTTCACCTGTAGCTGTATCGTTGAGGAAGTCGATTGTGACTGATGAAGCCTCAAGACCCTTAACGAACTTGTGTCCTGAATCGCCCATAGCAGTTACTTCGAGCTCGTCGAATGTGCGGTTGATTGTGATTGCGGTTACATGATCTGAAAGGTCAACTGAGTTAACCGTTACAGAAACGCCATTGTTCAGAAATACTGCCACGGCTTATTCCTCATCTTTCTTTGTAGTTGGTTTTGGTGCTGGTGCTGCTGGTGGAAGCTGACCAATCTTGATTAGAAAGTCGGCTTGCTCCTTTGTCCAATCGTCCATGATTAGCTCCATTCCGTTAGGGTACTGATTGCAATATCGCAAGTCAGTAAATCGCCTGAGGGTACTGAGATAACGCTAGGTGCGCTAACTGTTCCCACATTGAATACAATATTAGATGCTTCGAGAAGCTGGAAGACTCGGACTACATCGGCTTCGATACCTGCAAGGTTTCCTTGGTTATCAAGAAGCGGGACAATAATGCTCAGCTTAAAATTAGCTAGAGGGGCAATAGATGTGTAGTCATTATTGGTTGGAGTGATGTATGGATCATCAGGAGTCACAATCACGCTATTAGGAATTGGGCTCGCTGGTGGAAAGCTGAATACTTGGTAGAGGCTGTTGTCTACCAAAGCAGTTGCGATAGAGGTTCTAAGGGTCGTTATAGCGGTCATTAGCCGACCATGCTTCTAGGGTCTAGGTAAGGCGCTATAAGTCCGCGTACGCGAGAAATGAGCTGTGAGGACATTGCATAAAAGGAACCCATAGATCCATCAGGTGCCATGCCGTTGCCTGAGTTAGCCTGACGAGATTGCCAGATGCTTTCGGCAATCATGAGAGCGGCTAGCTGGATGCTCGGTACTGTTGAAGGGTCTAGGTAGGTATCTGCCGCTACTACACCAAAAGGATTTACTGGGTGGTAAGGGCTTGGTGTGTTGTTGTTGCCTGTGATGGCATAAGTGATTGAGTACTCACCGACGCTAGTAATGGTCTTGGAGCCGTTGTGCTTAGATCCATTGCCAGAGATAGTTACTGTCTGACCGATGTAATAAGTGCTGCGTACATCTTCATCAAAATAGACTGTGCCTGTATCGGCTGTGTTGCTGTGCCCGACTGTAAACATTGTGTTAGCCCAAATGAAAGGGAGTAGGACATTATCCGCAGCATCGCATACCTCTTGGAGGGTGCTATCTGCATACAAAGAGCCAACGCCAAGGGCTGCCTTTAGCTCGGCAACTGTGCATAGTGACATCTTTATATCCTTTCATAAGAGCCGGGAGTAGGAAGGGCACCTACCCCCGGCCGTTCTAATGGTTCGCTAGATTAAGCGAGGTTGAAGCGACGAACGCCAGCTCCACCCTTAAGAACACCAATTGCGAGGTATCCGTAGAGTGCGATCTCAAGCTCACCAGATGTGAGGACATTGAGGCGAAGCTGTGTTGTTGGTGACTCCCAGACATATACTGACTCAGGAGCTACGAGGAATGCTGACTCGTCAACGATTCCTGATACAGCGATGTTATGGTCAACGATGAGGTCTGTTCCAAGAACATTACCCATAGCTGCCTGTGCAACTACTGCGCCTGCTGCGTTGTACTGTGAGCCCTGTGCTGAGTAGAGTGGGCGTCCTGTTGTGTCTGCGTAACCTGTGATAGCTGCCCACTGGTCAGTTGAAGCTACGAGCTTGTTAGCACGATCGCCGCCTGTGTTCTTGTAAGCTGCTGCAGATTCTACAGAGATGTAAGACTGAAGTCCTGCTGCTGTTGCTGCAACGCCTGTCGCTGCTGTACCTGAAGCTGTGAACGCTGCGATAAGTGCTGCGTCTGTTGACTTCTCGTAAGCCTTGCGAAGTTCTGTCATGAGTAGATCCATGAACGCTGGTGATGAGCGGTCAATGAGCTCCCATGAAATACGGTTGATACCAGCGAACTTGTTCACTGTTACTGTGTCGTATGTAGATGTCATGCCTGTCTCTGATGGAGCAGCGCCTTCATCTGTGTCTGCAACTGTTGGAGCTGTACCAAGCTTAGGAATTGTGAATGACATTCCTGAATCTGGAAGAGCGTTGCGTGTTACAGCTTCGAACGCTGGGCGTCCTGTGAATGTTGTAGTTACGAACTGGTTAAGGTGCTGAGGGAGTGTCAGACCTGTGTTAGTTGATGTTGAGTCATCCGCTGCACGAACTGTGCGGCGTGCTTCGTCATCGCCCATAGCTGCCTTGATAGATGCCTCAAGGTACTGAGCTGATGAGATTGGAGCTGTGCGCTCTTTAACATAGTGTGATGCCGCAACTGTTGGGCGAGCCGCTTCGACTGCTGCTGCTTCAACTGCTGGAGCTTCTACCGGTGTAGTGGTTTCTTCCACGACTGGCTCGCTTTCTGGTTGGGTTGGTTCTG